CCACGCAGAAGACCGATGGAGAGTATGCAGATGACATGGAAGAGTTCCTGGAAGGAATCAATGTTGAATCAATCATTGTCGATCCGGCAGCCGCATCCTTTATCGCAGAACTTAAGAAACGAGGATTTAAGGTTAAGAAAGCAAAGAATGATGTACTTGATGGTATTCGATTTGTCGGAAATCTGTTAAATCTAAGTGTATTACAGTTCTCTGAATGTTGTAAAGAAACAATCAAAGAGTTCGGTTCTTATATCTGGGATGACAAGGCATTGGAACGTGGAGAAGATAAACCAATTAAGCAGCATGATCATTGCATGGATGCGGTAAGATATTTCGCTTACACAATTGTGCGACGTGAACGAAAATGGAGTTGATATAAATGATAAAAGAAATTATTGAGCGAATAAGGCAGGTGATAAGAAAAATGCTTGGAAAAGAAAATATCAGGGATGCGATCGGAGTTGATGTTGCCGTATCAGACAAGATGGCAAGAGAAATTGATCTCTGGTCGAAGATGTATAAAAATCAACCGCCGTGGAAAAGAAAAGAACTGAAACTTTGCGGATTACCTGCAGCTATTGCCGGAGAATTTGCAAGGCTTGTCACACTGGAATTAAAAACAGAGATCACAGGGAATAAGTTTCTCAACGATGAATACCAAACTGTGATTGATAATATACGAACCTATACGGAATATGCCTGTGCAAAGGGTGGACTTGCAATGAAGCCTTACGTGTCGGATGGGCATATAGAAGTGGACATGGTTCAGGGCGATCGGTTCTTTCCTGTAAAATTTAATTCCAGAGGAGAAGTTATTGCAGCAGTATTTATGGAAACTGTCACGATAGGAAAACAGGTATATACAAGACTGGAATATCATCGACACGATGAAAAGACGGCTACATACTACATTATCAACAAAGCTTTTGTAAGGCAGGACCTTGATAACGTTGAGGTGTTAGGAAAAGAAGTACCGCTTAGTGCTGTACCGGAGTGGGCCGATCTTGAAGAAACTGTCACAATCATAAATGTGAAGAAGCCGTTATTTGCATATTTCAAGATTCCGAATGCAAATAACGTTGATGATTCATCTCCGTTGGGAGTATCTGTATATTCCAGAGCGGTAGATGACATCAAAGAAGCGGATTATCAATGGACGAGGATATTATGGGAATTTGAGGGATCTGAATTAGCAATTGATGGAGACGTTAGCTTATTTAAGCGAAAAGAAAACGGAGAATTTGACCTTCCAAAAGGAAAAGAAAGACTTTTCCGAATGATGGATTTTGACGATGATAAGGAGCAGTACAAGGTATTTGCACCGCCGATCCGTGATAAGAGCCTTATCAATGGATTTAATGCGATTCTTCGTAGGGTAGAGTTTAATTCTGGATTGGCATATGGAACTCTGAGCGATCTGAACACAGTTGATAAGACTGCAGAAGAGATTAAGACAAGTAAACAACGATCATACAGCACAGTATCTGATATTCAAAAAGCTTTGCAGAAAGCATTAGAACAATTGATCTATGCAATGGATGTGATCGCACAACTTTCAAATCTAAATGGCGGTAAGAAGTATGAGGTCAGTTTTGACTGGGATGATTCGATTGTGATCGACAAAGAACAGGAACTGCAGAGTATGCAGCAGGATGCAACAGCAGGACTGATCCGAAAAGAAATATACATTGCGGCCAAGTATGGCGTATCTGAGGAAGAAGCATTGAAAATGATGCCGGTACAGGATGATCGTTTTACCATCCAGGAAGAGTAGGTGATCACAGATGCTTGATCCGAAGTATTTGGAAAAGTTCTCCGATCAGTTACTTGGCATCATTGACACTCTGACAATAGCGATCATATCTGATATGGCAAAAAGAATCGTAAAGATGGGAAATGTATCAGAGTCAACAAAACATCAGGCTGAAGTTTTACAGAATGCAGGTCTTGTTTATAAAGATACGATCAAGCGAGTAAGTCAGGTATCTGGATATCAAAAGCATGAAGTTCAGAGAATGTATGAAGAAGCAGGTGTTAGGAACTTAAAGAACGAGGCTGTATATTACAAACAGGCAGGCAAAGAAGATATTAAGTTAAATCAGTCCAATGGAATGCAGAGAATCTTGCAAGCAAATATCAGAAAAACATGCCAGGAACTTGATAATCTCACGATGACAACCGCAGTAAGATCACAGTCAGCTTACATACAAGCTTGTAATAGAGCACAGATGAAAGTTAGTTCTGGAGCATTCAGTTATGACAAAGCAATTGCAGATGCGATCAAAGAGGCAGCAGTACAGGGAACAGAAGTCTTATATCCGTCACAGCATGTCGATAAATTAGATGTCGCAGTAAGAAGAGCTGTACTTACCGGAGTAAACCAGACTGCAGCAGAAATGAACTTGCAATACGCAAAAGATCAGAATTGTGATTATGTTGAAACAACTGCACATGAAGGAGCAAGACCGGAACATGCCGTATGGCAAGGGAAGGTCTTTTGTTTATCTGGGACTGATCCGAAGTATGAAAACTTCTATGAAGCAACAGGATATGGAACAGGGCCAGGTTTATGTGGTTGGAATTGCCGCCATAACTTCCATGCATTTTTCCCAGGAATATCGACGCCAGCATATACGCAAGAGATGTTAGATGATTATTCTGCAAAGAATGTTGAATACAATGGAAAGCAATTTACAGAGTATGAAGCGGGTCAGATGCAGAGAGGTCATGAACGACAGATCAGAGAGACAAAGAGGAAACTTGCTGGATATAATTCAGCGATCAGTGAAGCGAAAGATGATTTAAAAAATACTTTACAGAATCGGTTTAATGAAGAATCTGTGAGATTAAAGAAACAGGAAGCAGCATTAAAAGTTTTCTGCAAAGAAACAGGAAGGCGATATGAGTCTGCAAGAGTTCAGATCCATGCGGTGAAGAACAAAGCAGGAGATATCGTTGGATTCAACCGAAGTGTAGCACAGAAGGCTGTATGGCAAGATCGAAAGAATATCTTTAAGAATCAAATGTCTAAACAGTTAGAAAAACTGGCAGAAGAAGAAAAGAAGGCAATCTGGCGATATACTGGTAATGCAGCGAACCGAGTGAACAGTGCAATATATTCTGGAAAACAGCAAAGAATTGATCAGGAAAAAGGATTTATGGATCTGTTGGATTCTGCATTAAGTAAAGGTACTGCAGAACATAAAATGGTAGTTCATCGTGATACGATTCCAGAATATTTAAATGCATTTCCAAAAGGTTTTCAATATTCCGAAGAGGATATAAAAAGAATGAATGGAATGACCTTAACGAATAAAGGTTATACATCTACATCTTTTCATGACATAATGTATCAGGGGAGAAATGTTCATCTTGAAATTGAGATCCCTAAAGGGTATAAAGGCTGTTTATATATAAAAGATGTCGCAACTGAAAAATACAAAAATCAAGAAGAAGTGTTGTTTAAACGAGGATTTCAGTATAAAATAAAAAGTGTAAATAAAGAAAAGGACAGATACTATATCAAAGCGGAGGCTGTTTTATGAGTGGAATAGGATATTATTATGATGAAAATGGTGTGAAACAAGAAATGGAAATAGGTCCGAGTTTTGATGACTTTCCTGGAATGGCAAAAGTGACAAGTCCTATACCAATATGCCATGCATGCAGAAAAGCAGATTTTGATGAAAAAGGTTACGAAACTTTATGTAAAGTGTATGGTAAGATACCAAGCAAACATTTAAAAGCAAAAGATTATAATTGCCCATATTTTGATAACGAAAATAATGGGTGGTATCAGTTGATAAAAGATAAAGTAGAAAAAGCAAAGGGTGAGAACAATGGATAACTTTAAAGCAGTATATAAAATCTTATCAGCATTGGAAAAAGCAATGGATTATCCAGAATTTGATATCAACGATGTTGGATCAGAAGCATTAGGAGTTTCTGAAGAACGTTGGGCACGATATATAGAGATGATGGTTGATGTCGGATATATTAAGGGTGTAAGTATAAAACGTGATATCACAGGAGCAACAAGGATTAATGCAAGCGATGTCAGAATTACGTTAAAGGGTCTTGAGTATCTGCAGGAAAATTCAATGATGAAGAAAGTATATAATGCCGTAAAAGGAATCAAGGATATAACACCAGGTTTATAAATATGTACCATCTGATCGACGTCAGGTGGTATTTTTATACGAAATTTTAAGAAAGGAGCAGCGAAACATGAAGTCAACAGAATAGAAAGGACGGTAATCCAAATATCTCCCGGCAGCAGGGTTAAGCTGCAGAAGACACGCAGAGAGATCTGGGTGTTATTTTTATGCAAAGAAATAACATTGGTCAGCTGATCAGACCTTAAACAGTCGGTTCGTGGCGGTTGGTTACACGCCTAAAACAACCTAATACGAAAGGAGCATAGTAACATGAAAACAGATTTTTTAAAAGGTTTAAATCTTTCCCAGGAAGTGATTGATAAGATCATGGCTGAAAACGGAAAGGATATCGCAGCAGAACAGAAGAAAGCAGAGAAGATCACTCAGGAGCGAGACGGCTATAAGCTGAAAGCAGAAAGTCTTGAAACTCAGGTAAACGATGCAAATGCAGAGATTCAGAAGTTTAAAGATATGGATATTGACGGCATCAAGCAGGCAGCAGATGACTGGAAAACGAAAGCTGAGAAAGCAAAGAGTGATGCAGATGCACAGATCTCAGAAATGAAATTTGATTATGCGTTATCTGTAGCATTGACAGGAGCGAAAGCTAGAAACAGCAAAGCGGTCAAAGCGTTACTTGATATGGACGGACTGAAACTAAACGATGGAAAGATCATTGGTTTAGACGAACAGCTGTCACAGATCAAGGAAGAAAACAGCTTCTTGTTCGAGAGCGATGAACCAGCACCAACGATCGTTAAAGGAACAAATGGTGGTTCCGGCGGCATTGGTGGAAAGAAACCAAGTGAAATGACATATTCGGAACTCTGTGACTATATGGAACAGAATCCCGGAGCAGAGATTTAAATAAAGGAGTAAGAAATGGCAGGAGCAAAATTTGATTCTAAATCATTTAATCCTCAGGCATTTGGTGCTTATACAGAGAGGATTCCAAATTTAAAAAGAAACGAACTGATCAAATCAAGAGCCTTAAAAGGTAATCAGGATATTAAAAATACGTTCAGTTCTCAGACAGGAACATCATATGCAACTTTACCAATGCATGGTTTAATTGGTGGAACTGCACAGAATTATGATGGCGAGACCGATCTTACATCGGACAGCACAGATACATTCGAAAGAGGTGTTGTTGTAGTTGGACGTATGAAAGGATGGACAGAACGAGACTTTTCCGAAGACATTACAGGCGGTGTAAGCTTTATGGATAATGTTGCAGCACAGGTGAATGACTATAAAGCCGATCTTGACCAGTTGACCATTGTAAAAGAACTGGAAGGTATCTTTGCAATGACAGGAAAAGAAAACAAGACTTTCGTGGATAATCATACTTCTGATATTACAGAAGTTACTGCAACAGATAAGGATGGGAATGTTAAAAATGTTGTACAGGCAGATACTTTAAATACAGCTTTACAGAGAGCATCAGGGGATAATAAATCCAAATTCACAATTGCGATCATGCACAGTGCAGTTGCAACAAATCTTGAAAATTTGAAGCTGTTAAAATATATGACTCAGACTGATTCAAATGGTATTGAACGACAGTTAACACTTGCAACATGGAATGGCCGTTTAGTTCTGATCGATGACTCTATGCCAACGGAAGAAGTTGCTGCAGTAGAAGAAAGCGGAACAAAAGGAGAGTCTGGTTATGTTGCGGCACAGGAAGCTTATACGAAATATACAACCTTCGCATTAGGAGATGGAGCATTTGATTACGAAGACATTGGCGCAAAGGTCCCATATGAAATGTATCGTAATCCAATGAAAAATGGTGGGGAGGATACATTGTTTATGAGACAGAGAAAAGTATTTGCCCCATATGGAATTTCTTATACAAAGAAAAAACAGGCTACAAATTCGCCAACAGATGCAGAACTTGCAGATGGATCTAACTGGGAACTTGTCAACAACGGAAAAACTGGTCAAGATAAGAAAGTAATCGATCATAAAGCAATTCCAATTGCAAGAATCATTTCCAGAGGATAGGCGGTGATCCGGTATGGTGGAATATGCAAACAGGGATTTCTACGAAAATAAATTTTATGGCGAGATCATACCGGAGAAAGCTTTCCCTGGAATGATCTTAAAGGCAAGCATTTTTGTGAAATTCCTTA